GGTGTCCGTAAGGACCAATGTATAGAAGTATTTCCGATCCAATTCGGTCTCTAAAACTTATAGATAATATGCTTTCGCATTTACTATACGTTGATAGGATCAAATTATCTGATTCAATCAGGTCATTCAGGATTAGGAACATAGGGTTCACTTCACCCATGGGCTATAATAGGACTTCTCCCTCACTCTACTGCCGCATTTGTATAATCAAATGGACGAGGTGCAGTCAGAATATCCGTTGCTTCCAGAGAATTAATATCAAAATTACCTAATGTTAACATTATGATAATAAGAATCAATTCTCTTATCCATCCCTTGCTTCTCATTTGGGGTTCACCCTCAAAGGTCGCTATTTCTAGTCCTTTCGATGAGAAATAATGGTTAGGTACTTCGTAAGTTAAAAAAGAATATATAAAATATATATTCATACTCCGGTTAGAACCATAGCCATAAAACCTGATAACTTAAGTATCACTCTCCTCATATAGATTCGAGCAATACTATATTGCGTAGAATCAAACATTATGATAGGTTCTATCCTTTTAATAAGTGAAGGATAGAGACCTTGTCCTATCTCCTTTCTACGTGCTAAAACTTCGTCTCTAGTTAAAGTTAAAGTATATACTTTATTCTTTAATTTCTTATTTCCTATGATCAAACCATTATACTGAGTTCACATACGGTAAAGACCTAAGATATCGGAAAACTCCTTATCTTTAGATCTAGACCAGCTAGCCCAGGTTACAGTAGTTTGATTCTCTAATATTTCTGCCCAATGGACATTATATTTTCGAACATCTATACACATATCACGAAGACGTGGTAATGTTAGATCATCAAGAGAGTTAACTCCTAAATAACCCAACTCTACTTCTAGAGAATAATAGGCCTGGAAGGGTTTCCCTCTTCAAGAACCTACTAGTCTAGAAACTTCGCTATTAGTACTTCCAAGTAAAGGATGATTAGAAGATCACAAAAAGTGTTCTCATTCCTTATCATACATTGAATTGATCTGGTTAGTTATACTTTGTCTCTCATCAAAGAGAGCTAAAATTAACTTTTTATAACCTTCACAATCAATGAAATGATTAGAATGGATATCTTTCATAGAAATTCAATCAATCCAATCTCTTCGGTAATAATGATAAACTATAGTATAGAATCTCAAACGTTTACTCATATTTCAAAGACAACTGTTAACCTTCGCTCTAGATTTAAAACCGAGATCCCTTAAAGCTAAATATGCATTAAAATCATATTTATGTTTATTCATGAATTCGTTCAAAGTTAAAGTAGAGATCGTACTTACAACAATATCCCTGAAAGGGACCATGTTAGCAGGTAGACCATCTACATAAAACTTTTTCGCAAATTCTAAATTTAAACCTTTAAGAGATACAACACTTTTAGCTAGACCGATTTTAACACCGAGAACATCATTCATAAGAATGTAATATTCTCTCGCAACTTTCTTATCAAAAATCACTATGTCATCTCCAAGTACGATATAACGGTCAAATCATTTAAGTATTTTAAAGGGGCTTACACGATAGTAAGCCCATTGCACTATGATATGATGTGTTAAGGCAAGCATTACCCAAGATGATAATGCTCCCATGGGTTGACCCACGGCATATGCGACACTACTGACATCAATACCGTACTCATCTCTATTAGTTTTACTAATATGATACTTTCTGGTTATCAGTATATTCGCTCACGCAATTGCGGACTTAAGACCAAGTAATGGGGCTAGGATATATACCTGTAAGATAACGGGTAGTCTATCAGTAGCTGAAGATAAATCATAAGAAAAAGCCTGGGTTAAACCCTTCGTTTTCATTGACAATATCTTAGCTTCTAACTTACCAATTTGATCAAAAGTCGCATCCTCAGATAAACTTCTCAATAAATCTTGAATAAGTTTATGAAGAGGATAAAACAATCACTGTGTCCATGAATCTACCATAGCAAATACCCTAATTTTTCCGGCAGGTTCCGGCTTAAAACCTAATTTACCAAGATATGAAAAGTTATCAAAATTTATGGACTTAATTTTTGCCTCAGATAGTTGGAAATAAGAATAATATTCTTTCCTAATAAAATCAGGAAGCTTAACCATAGAAGCTTTTCATAAAGTGGTAGAAAAGGTCTCATTCCGAATAGATTTCAGAAATATCATTAAATGCTCATGGAATCAAACCATATCCTTTGACGTTCAAGTTCTAGCAGCTTTCCATATATTTAATGGAGTTGTACTAAGAACTTCAGATAATGCATATTTTTTAGAAAATATGGAATTACTAGTCAAGGGACTGGAAGTTCCAATGGGAAAATAAGTGAATCTCGTATTAATCCATTTATCTTTATATCTTTCAAGTCCGAATTTCTCTCAACAGCGCATTATAACACTGTCCAAGAGTTTCTTATCCATCAGATTGAGTCGAGATAAACCTGGACCAGAATCTAAGATGGAACCAAGATCTACTTTACCTTTAAATTCGATTACTCTATATAAACCAGTTAAGGTCATATAAAGACGAATATATTCAGTATTTTTCGATCTTAAGAGTAATCGTCCTGGGTGGATTATCCAATTAGGATAACCCGATCTAGACCGACGTACTCTTCTTTTTAAAGGATTCAAATCGTATACTACATATCCGGCAATAGCCTGTTGTATCAATACCTGAGAAACTTTGAGATTTAAAACTAAACCTTTCCGTCCCTCATCTCTTAATACTTTGGCACAATGAAATACAAAGGAAGAAATCAAGACTAACTTAAGCTTATTGACACGTAGACCCATATAAGCTACCTTAGATATAAGGTAACCTATAAATGGGCGACCACCATTTCTAGTGATCATACCAATATAAGTGTTTAGTTTCTTAGTAATTAAACTATCCAAGTCTTTGTCTTTCGACTCTAACACAGATTTAGGTTTAACTACCTTATTAAGACCAAATAGTCCCAGAAATTTAAAATTACTTTTAAATAAGCTGTTTCTAACTTTAGATTTTAATATTAAAAGATAACAAGTACACAAGCTTTATCACTTCCGTCTCTAATTTCTGATTTATTTTATTTAAATTCGTGCTATTTCCGCCAGAGGATTTTGGTCTCTGGATGCCTACTATACCAGACATGGTTAAAGGATTTCAAACCTATATAGTAAGCTTTTCGAACTAACCGTAATTCAAACCTTTACGTCATAATTATTACTTTATAGACAAGCAAATTGTCGGGGTTCACCCTAAACGGTTGCCTATTAACTAGGTCCGTACTCAAATTGTATAACTTGCCATCTCTCCTTACCATTCTTACTAATGTATTGTCTTTACTTAGATTGGGGTGTTAGCCCTTCCAGTAAGTTAAGGCGTGAACCTTTTGTACCTAATACAGAAGTAGTCCAGATAAGGACAAGACGTTAATACTTACATTTTCTCTATCCCACATCTCTGCAGGGGAGTAGGCACTCGACAAAAGTGCTTTAAAGCTTCCATCCTATTATTTTGAATTAGTATATTAGGGCTAATCCAATAATAAGAGAGAATACATCTCACGATGTATGTCATTTTCGATCCACCCTTCCATCGGTCACGGTAAATGATACCATAACTTCAAGAGATTCAATCTTTTGAAATTAAGACAGTTTTCACT